AGATGTGCCGTCGTCTGCGGGAAGGCTTCGAGTAGGATCGACCCGAGATGGTTATGGATGAGTTGGGGCAAAATCGAGATGCCGTGGAAAAACTTCCGGAGCACGCGATTGAAGACGAGATCCCACGCCCGCGAGCGGGGGAGCAATCGATCAAATACTTTTACCCAGCGATCCAGTTCCATATCATAACCACGTTATCGTTCCGAGTTTCGCCTTCTCCCCCTCCTGTAGAGGATATAATTCGTAATCCGTCCCGCTCACAGAGATGTATAATTCAGGAATCGCGCCGCCGAGCGCCTGCGCCACGAGCCCCGCGACGCCGCCCACCTCGGCGCGGGTGATTAGGTCCTTCCGAGGTGGCTGATGGAGACCGAAGATGTACGGCTCGCGCTCCTCGAAGTACTCCTCGAGGGCGTCCTCAATTGCGTCCTTTACGTCGTCCACGTCCTCGGCGTACTGCGGGGTAGAGCAGCGAATGTCGAAGGTGGTGCGGGTGATAGGCTTTACCACGACGCGAGCGTTGATGTTGCGGCGATTGGCAATCCCAGCCGCATCGTTTTCGATGTAGTCCTCGACGGCAGTCAATAGCGCTCCCGGGTCTGGCGGTATTCCGTCCGGGTCCGCCGTTGACTCGATGTAAACAAAAACGTACCCCGGCCCACCGCTCGGCCATTCCGTTTCGAAGCTCCATCCCGAATATGGATAAGCCGCCTTGACCCCCGACACCGCCTGAGCCCAGTCCCGATAGTCGGCGTAGGCCCCGCCCTGTGGACGCGCCGCCCACCGGTCGATCACGTGCTGCCTGAACACCTCGGTTTCTTCGGGGTCGGTGCCGAGCACCGGGGACACGGACGAGACCACCTCGACCTCTTTTTCCACTGTCGCCGGCGGGCTCATGAATGAGAGCGTCTCACCCACGTCGACGTTGCCGAGGTCGCCGGGCTCGGTCGCCCTTACGGTTGCCACCTTCGTCGCCGCGTCGAGGGTGACGTCCCCGACGAGCACGTAAATCATCTCCGTCGCCGTGTTGATGATCTGCATACCGCTAGTGAGCGAGCCCGTCTGCGTAATGACGGTGATCTCGATGTCAAACTCTGCCCGCTGTCCAGCGTCTTGTGTCACCGGTCCCCCAGGGGCGATCTCCCCCCAGAGCTTGAGCGGCGTGATGGTCTGGCCGTTGACGGTCCATGGCTCGTTGCTCGCGGTCTTGACGAACATCTGGAGCAGGATGTCGCCCGCGAACGAGTATAGAAGCACGAACACCCCCCCGAGCGCCTTGGCGATGACCCGGCAGAACGACTTCGGAAGCAGTGGAATCGTGGTGTTAAGGCTCGTCTCGAGCTGGGCGATAATGGCGTCTTTGATCTGAGTTGCTGTTTTCCTTGGGGTCATGCCTCCACCTCCAGGGCTATCAGTACCGGCTCGGCGTTGTAGAGATTGATTTGGATTTCCGCCTTGACCATCTTCGGTGTTACCAGCGAAAGCGAGCAGGTGACAGACTCAGCGTAGAGCGGCACGAACGCAGCGGCGAGGTCCTCGATGGCCGCCGCCTCCATCTCCGGGAGCGTTGCAGATGTGATGGGCTCTCCGGTGAGATACGATTGAAACCGGCCCCGGTATTGCTGCTCGTCCGGCTCTCCCTCGTTCCCCCACCATTGCTGTTTCTCGGTCGCCGCGGTCCCGTCGTCGTCGTCATTTCCTCCGAATAGCGCCAGGTAGGCCATCGTCTCGAATCCGGTAGTCATCTCGATGAGCCCGTTGGCCTCGTTGATGTCGCCCCGGTCCTCGGCTCCGTGATAGAGGAGGACATCACCTTGCTGGTTCGTATTGGTTTGGTAGTCACCCATATCAATCCGCCTTCAGGTTCGTAGAGGCCACGGACCCAATAGCCTCAAGCGCGGGGGTTAGAACCGACATGATATTCACCTTGAACGCCGCGCCTCCATCCGACGATCCAACCGCCGCTCCGCTGATGGCGTTCGCTATCGCGTCCACCTTGGCGTCCGTCTTGGCGGCCATCGCCACCGCGTCCGAGCCATTGCCGACCGCCGCATTCATACCGACCCCTGGCTTGATTTCAATCGACCCATCCGACTTGAGATGCACGGTCGCCGCGATGACCTCTGGGGCGCTCCTGGAGAAGATGTACGCCTCGCCAGCCGCTGCCGTCGTATCCTGCGAATAGAGCGCTACTGCCACGTACTCAGGGCCGAAGCGGTCAAAATAGACCGTGTCCCCAATGCACGGGTAGCACTCCATACCCGCCGCCTGACCAATGACTACGCTGAGCGCCTGACCCCCGGCCTTGTTCGTGGCGAGCGTCTCGACACTGGCGACGATGAGCCCGTCGTCGGTCGTGATCTCTTTGATGACGCCCGTCATGCCCACGGCATCACCTCCGGTGTTTCCCCGGTGTACGCCCCCGGGATGGTGCAACGGAGAGAGGCCGAGCGGGCCCCGTCGGCGGTCTGCTTGAGTGTCACGTCGGCGACGATGAACTCATACCAGTTCCCGATGAAGTCCTCCGGGCTCTTCAGTTTAACCGTCGTGTTGGGCTCGAAAATCCGCCCCCGGTCGTCGAGCCAGGTCGCGAGCTCAACGTCCACGGAGACGATGGCCGAGAACATCCGCCCGGCGAGCGCCTCGGTCGCCCCGGGGAGCTCCCCCTCGTCGATGTCCTGAAACTCCATCTCGAACGGTCTCACCTGGTCGGTAGCATGCGGATTCTGGACGGTGTACTTGATACCCGCCCCTTTGTCCTTGCGTCCCCGTCGCTTCGTCCTTGGCGGGAGCATTCCGGTAACAGAGCTGTAGTAGCGGGATTCGTCGATGGTCATCCTGATGTCGACGCCGGGCTGCCCCTTTTCCATCGTTGCCACAGGGTTGCCAGGGATCACTCCTGTCCAGACGAGTAGCGACCCTTGTGGGCTCGACGAGATGACCGGTCCCCGCTGTCTCGCCAGATCGGCCAGGAAGTCGAGCACTGGGCCGCCAGGCTGGATGTCGACCCGCTTGAAGAGCGGCCCACTGTCGGCTTTGAAATCGCAGTAAATGCCGTGGTAGAGACACAGGTCATTCGCTATCGTGCGGAGATTGGAGTTTGTCCACTCCAGCGGGAAAGCATCGATCGGTGGAGGGCACCGCTCCAGGATGCCTGGCTCGGAGTATGCCGACACCGTGAGAGACTTACGGTCTGGGGCGTTGTCGGTCTCCGGGCTCTCACAGCGCCCCGTGAGCAGGTCCGGGCCGGCTGATATGAGCACCCTTGGCGCGGACATGGGGCGGAACAGAGCCCGCGTCTCGCGCTCGTTGGGCACCGTCCAGGACGACTTCCCGATGGCGTCGATGGAGCGGGCAAGCTCGAAGCCGTCCCACTGCCCGAGCACGGCGCCGTTGACCGTGATTTTGGTCTCCGCCGGCTCGACAGGGGAGGGCGTCACGAGGTCGTCTGTCGGTATCTGGAGCAGCGCCCCGGAGGGGATAGGGTCGAGCACCCCCGGATTTGCGCGGCGGATCTTGTCGGCGTCCAGGTCGTTCCCTGTCGTGTTCCTGGCAACGATATTCCAGGTCTCCCCGCCCGTGGTTCTATACGTACCAGACAATTTCGCGCCCCTTCTCAATCAAAAAATGCTCATCCCCGTAGATTCCGTTGGAGTACAAAAACAGATCCATGGTGTCGGCTTCGGTTGTCCCGTAGAGCTCGAAGCAAAGGTCGATTGGCGTCCGGTCGTTGGCCAGCGCCGCCCGCATCTCCGTCTTGGCCGCGAAGCTCTTTGTGATGAGGTCGGAGAGCGCCCACGCGACGATTGACCGCAGCTCATCCACGCCGCCCCCTGTGTCGGTGGCCGGCTTCGATATGTTGGTCTCGGCGAGGGCTGTGTAGTTGTCGTCTGACCAGTCCTGGTAATCATCAAGCAGGGTCTTTAGCCGGTCGGCCTCCAGAATGTAGTCGGCCCGCGTGTTGTATTCTCCGCTCCCACCTGTTGCGAGCATGGCGTAATTCGCCAGGATGGAGCCCGCCGTGAGTCGATCCATGTGGAAGTTGTTGAGCCGGTCGTTTTTGTACTTA